TGCGAACAAGCACCATACAACAATTATGTTATTGCTGATGTGAGATTCCCAAATGAAATCAACGCTATTAAAGATTCTGGGGGAGTTGTTATTCGTGTTCGTCGTGGTGATGATCCTGAGTGGTATACTCTTGCTAGAGAGTGCAATGTATACAATAAGTTAGATATAATGCGTAATGCATATCCAGAAGTGCACTTTAGTGAGTGGGCTTGGATTGGTGCACATTATGACATAGTGATGGACAATAATTGTTCATTAGATGAGTTGAAAATAAGAGTTGACAAAATCGTTGATTCTTTGTATAATAATCATGTTGAAGCAAATGAGGTTCTAAATTATGAAACTTTCTGAGTCTACTGTGAACGTGCTAAAGAATTTCTCTGGTATCAATCAGAGTCTGCAATTTAAATCAGGCAATATTCTTCGCACCATCTCCCCAATGAAAACTGTTTATGTTGAGGCTACGGTCAACGAAAACTTCTCGAAGGAGTTTGCGTTGTTTGATCTCAATAAACTTCTTGCCAAGATCTCTCTGTACAAAGATGCAGAGTTGGACTTCAGCGATGACCGTGTTGTGATTGCAACGCAAGACAAGAAGCGTTCCGATTATATCAAGTATTGCACTGCCAAGGTTATTGTAACACCACCAGAAAAGCAGATTACTCTCGGTAGTGTTGACTGTTCTTTCGCGCTGACGCAAGAAGATCTTGAGTGGATGCGTAAGAGCGCAGGTATTTCTGGCTCACCGAACTTTGTGTTTGAGTCAGATGGTGAGAAGATCTATTTCATCGCAACTGACGTGAAGGATGATTCTTCTGATCAATCTAAGATTGAAATTGGTGTTAGCGATAAAGCCTTCCGCGTAGTCATGAAAGTTGAAAATTTCAAGATGATGGACGGTTCCTACGATGTTGAGGTTTCTCGTCGTGGTATGGCTTGCTTCTCTAATAAGAACGCAAGCATCAAATACTTCATCGCGATTGAGGCTGCTAACTCTACCTTCGGAGAAGAATAATGGCACTTGATAAAGTAAAGGTTTTGGGATGCCTTCAAGAAATCTCAAACTCACTCACTCGCATCGAGGCTGAGCGAGATCTTATCAAAGAGATTCTTCAGAAGATGCAAGATGAATGTGAGATCCCCAAGAAGTTGTCTCGTAAACTGGCGAAAGTTTACCACAAGCGTAACTATGAGGAAGAAGTTGCAGAGCAGAGCGACTTCCAAACCATTTACGAAAACGTGGCTAAATAAGTCTATTGGGGTGCAATACTCTAGATTGACGGCACTATCCGCCAGACTGCTCGCCGTGGGAACTCACCGTCCCCACCCCATCTTCTCTTTGTGGAGTTTATATTATGGAACGAAGAAAATTCTTTAAATTCCTTGGTCTGAGTACAGCCGCTGCAGCAGGTGGTGCTGTTACTGCTGCATCTTTAGTTGCTTCAGGTAGAAAAACTGATGCAGTAAAACAAATTGAAGATCTCGGTTATTCTTCACTTACTATTAATCAACTGTATGGTAAAGAAAAAATGAGACTTTCTTCCGACTACACTTTAGGTATCGGAACAACTGCACCAGAAAAAAAATTAAAAACAGTAAGTGTTTCTATGACTGCTGGTCCTGATGGCGAATTATATTTGAAAACAAATGGTAAGTGGCGTAAAATAGTCACTGAATAATTGTTATGAGGTTTTATTATGATGGATGCATTGTGGGTCGAAAAGTATCGACCGAAAACTATTGCGGAGTGTATTCTTCCTGACGAATACAAAAGCACCTTTCAATCCTATGTAGATCGCAAGGAGATTCCTCATCTCCTTCTCTGCGGAACCGCTGGCGTTGGTAAGACTACGGTCGCCAAGGCAATGTGTGAAGAAATTGGCTGTGACTATTTGATGATCAACGGCTCTGATGAGTCAGGCATTGACACATTCAGAATGAAAATTAAGAACTATGCGAGTTCTATGTCTTTGACTGGTAGCAAAAAAGTTATCATCATCGACGAAGCAGATTATCTGAATCCAAACTCAACTCAGCCAGCGATGCGTGCTGCGATGGAAGAGTTTGCGCATAACTGCACTTTCATCATGACTTGTAATTTCAAGAACCGTATCATTGAGCCTTTACACTCACGATGCGCAGTGATTGAGTTTAAACTCCGCAAGGAAGAAAAGCCAAAGATGGCAGCAGCATTTATGAAGCGTGCTGCTGAGATTCTTAAGGCAGAAAAGGTGCCGTTTGAGACTGCGATTCTTGCTGAAGTTGTTAAAAAATACTTTCCTGACTATCGTCGAGTTCTAAATGAACTACAGCGTTATTCAGTTAGCAACAAGATCGACGCAGGTATTTTGACCAATCTTGCTGATGTATCTATTGGTGAACTTGTGATTGCGCTGCGAGATCAAAACTTCAGTGCGATGCGTAAGTGGGTTGCTGACAATGGTACAGATGATCCTGCAGTATTGTATCGTAAGATCTATAACAGTCTTTATGACATTATGGATAAGTCTACGATTCCGAATGCAGTTATCATCCTAGCCAAGTATCAATATCAGTCAGCATTTGTTGCTGATCAGGAACTGAATCTTACTGCGTGTTTGACTGAACTTATGGTGGAGTGCAAGTTCAATGGATAAGAACCATAAAAACACCATCGCAAACGCAGAGAATGCTAGTATAGGTTCTCTCTACGAAAAACAGTTTAAAGAAACTGGATTGCAAGAATTATTTCCTGGTGCAATCTATATTGGTCAATTTAAAAATACTGTGATTGGTTCTAGAGTAGAACACATGTTTGAACACGAAGGAACAATATATGTTGCAGACTGTAAAGGGGGAGATGGATTAAGTAGAAGAGATACTTGTTTAGATGTAGTAGCAGAAGCGTCTGAATTTATAGATTGGAAGGAAACAAATGCCCCTACGCAAGATTATAAATTTATCATAGTAACAACACACCCTCCAACTGAAGATTCTACAGTATCGATTAACAGATTACAATTGGCTAAAAGAAGACACAAATTACATGCTGTATATGTTTGGAACCCTGAAACACAAGAACCAAATAACTTGTTAGAGTTTTTTCATGGCTGATTTATTCAAAGAAATAATTCCGTCTATTCTACAGACGAAAGAATATGCTCTGCTAAATGAGCAGGACGAGAAGTCATACTCCAGTTTTATGGTTAATCGCGCATTGTCTTTTCACAGGGACACGGCATTAATAGCGAATGAAATGAACCGCTATCCTAATCTGGACAATAAACTTAAATATGATTTTTTACTAAATATTGTAAGAGCCTCCAAGCGTCCATATAGCAAATGGTACAAGAAGGCGAAGAGCGTTGATTTGGATGTGATTAAAGAATATTATGGTTATTCTGATGCTAAAGCATATGAAGCCTTAAAGATTCTTTCTGACGACCAGATCGCGATTATCAAAAAAGAATTATATAAAGGATGATTGAACATGGTCGACAAACTCGTAGAGGTCACATTAGAAAAGCAAGATGACTTCCTAAAAGTGCGTGAGACTCTTACTCGCATTGGTGTTGCTGCAAAGAAAGACAACATTCTCTATCAGTCTTGCCATATCCTACATAAACAAGGTAAGTATTACATCGTTCACTTCAAAGAACTCTTTGAACTCGATGGTAAGCCAAGTAATATGAGCGACAACGATATGCAGCGTCGCAATACTATTGCCAATTTAATGGCTGAATGGGGTCTTGTAAAACTCGTTGACCCAGTAAAGACAAAGGATAATGTTGCTCCATTGTCTCAAATTAAGATTCTCCCATTTAAAGATAAAGCAGATTGGCAATTGGTTTCCAAATATACTATCGGTAAGAAAAAGAAAGAGGTGTAATTTATGGATCACTTTTGGAATCAGCCTCACATGGGTGAGAATTGGTTTACCTATCCAGCCTTATATGCGGAAATAGTAAAGAGATTTGATACAGGCAGTCATTTTGTTGAACTGGGTAGTTGGAAGGGCATGTCAGCATCATTTATGGCTGTAGAGATTATCAACTCTGGCAAAAATATTAAGTTCGATTGTATTGACATTTGGAGTGAAACTCCTTATCTCGGCGAAGGTCAGGATCTTGTCGGCGAAGAACTCATGAATAAATTTCTTGAGAACATCGCCCCTGTTCGTCATGTAATCAATCCAATTCGCAAAGACTCTTCAACGGCAGCAGCCGACTATGAAGATGGTTCTATTGATTTTGTTTTCATCGATGGCGATCACAGTTATGAAGGATGTAAAAGAGATATTCTTGCATGGTTGCCAAAAATGAAACCTAACAGCGTGTTTTCTGGACACGATTACACTTGGCATGAACCAATTCAACGTGCAGTCGCTGATGTGTTTGGAAAAGGCGATTTTCGAGATCCATGGAATTGTGGCTGTTTTATCTTTGATATTATTGATGGTAAAGTTGCCAAATATAAACACGACAACCAAGTATTTAAATACGCAATCAATCTATGATTACATTAAACATATATCGACTTCATGATGATTTTGAAATGCCGATTTATGGCACTTCGCTCTCTAATTGTTTTGACCTTTCTTTCCAGCCTACTACTGATCAAGTAACTGGTTATGATAAGTATAACAATCCAATTACTCAGAAGATAAACAACTTCGGAGAGATCTCGATTTATCCAGGAGATCGCCTGTTAATTCCTACAGGCTTGATCTTTAAAATTGAAAGAAGAGTCACAATAGAAAACTTCGCAGACATTATGGCTCAGTCGACGTTGCCTTCGTTGCAGACGTATAGCATAAGACTACACCCAAGATCTGGTTTATCTCTTAAGAGAGGTCTGGTACTGGCTAACGCAGAAGGTATTGTAGATGTTGATTACCAAGAGCAAGTTTATGTGCTCCTGACAAATATTTCTCAAATGGGACAAGTTCTTAAGAAAGGAGAACGAATTGCTCAGGCTGAGGTAGTCAGTAATGAGAAAGTAGAATTTATTGTTTTAACACAGCCACCTGATAGGCACTCTGAGCGATCTGGCGGATTTGGTTCAACTGGCGTATAAATAATGATGGATGCCCATATGGGGTCCACAACTATAAACTTGCTTATTAAAGGAGTACAAAAATGACACTTACGTCAACATCAGTCTTTAATTATGATCGCTATTTGCCTACTGCGCTCGGCTTCGAGAATTTCTTTACTGCTCTCGACAACGCCACGCATATTCTAAACTCTAATCCTAGTGCGTTCCCACCTGTAAATGTAATCAAGAAGGACGAATATAATTTCGCCATCGAACTTGCAGTTGCAGGTTACAAGCAGGAAGAGATTGAAATTGTAGCCGAAAAGAATTCTCTAAAGGTTACAGGCAAACACGCTGATAAAGATGAACGCGAGTATCTTGTTAAGGGAATTGCTGGTCGTGGATTCGCGCGCCAGTTTGTTCTTTCTGACACAGTAGTCGTGCGTGATGCTACGATGGCAGATGGCATTCTAACTATTGAATTAGAGAATGTCATTCCTGAGGAGCAAAAGCCTCGTAAGATTTTAATTAAGTAATTATTGAGATAACTATAGTATGATTCGTGATGAACTATCGTGGGATGAATTGTTTATCTTACAGGCTGCTCTAATCTCTCAAAAGAGCAAGGATCCGTCGACAAAGGTGGGGTGTGTAATCGTCAACGATGATAACGTCATCTTGTCGACTGGATTCAATGGTTTTCCAAGAGGCATTGAAGAAGATTGGAAAGATCGTTGGAAGCGTCCAGAAAAGTATCACTGGGTTGAGCATGCTGAACGCAACGCAATCTTCAACGCAGCACGTGTTGGTGTTTCACTCAACAATTCTCGCGCATATCTAAACTGGGAACCAAAGCCATGTGCTGAATGCACACGTGCATTGATACAGGCTGGCATAAAGGAAGTCATCGGACCAAACCGACCATTCACAGGTAAGGGTGCAGGCAAGCATTACTCAATAGACCACGCCGAAGTTATGCTCCGTGAAGCAGGAGTCCGTGTACGCCGATTTGACCTCCCCCCAGAACTAGGCTACCCCCCAGAATAGGACCGCTGCAATAGGATTGCAGGAGGTTCCAGGGATTGTGCAAGTTATTGATTCTATTAGAGTTTTTACCACTTTACTTTTCGACCGAAATCGGCGATAATAATAGTATGGAAATGCGAAATGAAATCAAAGTAGGTGACGTCGTCAAGAGTCTTGACTTCGTTGGTATCAACGACTGCTTTTATGTCGGTCTCGTGACCGAAATCCTCAACGACGGTCGATTCCGCGCCAAGGCAATCAAGCGTGTGTGGAAGGGCGAGGCTGATAAGCGTCCTCTTGCTGACGAGTTCTTCGCTCCGCTTCCTGGCTATGATTTCTTCGACGACATGGCTGAATGGAAGGATGCTGCTCCTCGCATCCAGGTGGTTGCATGAGCGAGAACAATACATTGGCTGTTGAGGCTGCGAATCTTGTCTCAAACGTTGATCAATTGATGATTCACGAGATTCTCTATGAGGCTGATTCAAGCACGATTTATTCTGCTGCTGAACGTCTTGAGCGTGCGCGCAACATCCTGCTCACGCTGGGTGATCGTGTGTATCGCGAAGAGCGCAAGTCTCATACGTATGACATTATTGAAGGAGTGCCGTTCTAATGGGATACTTTGCTAATTTAGAGATTGATGTCATCGAGATGTTTCGTGAAGATGGCATGAAGGAAACTGAAATTGCTGCTTCTCTTGGAATTTCAGTGGTTGATGTTCATAAAATTATCGCTCGATGGGAAGCGGAAGATTATGATCGTGACCCTGACACCGTGAGTTACGATGACCTACAGTTTGATCCGAACGATGCTGACTACAATGCGGAGCATTACTAATGAGCGATGTAATGAC